TAAAAATGATCGATCAATTATTAATTATGTAAAAAATGACGTTTTATGTACTCTGCCTGATACATATTTAATAGATAAACTAATGATGGAAGATTAATATTATGAAAAATGATATTAATCTTTATTGGGTTGAGGGAGAGTGTGAAATGGCTTTTATAAAGTCATCTCCACTGTTAGGAAGAGCTGAGAAAGTTGATTTATGTGAACTCCCTCTAAATAAATTAAAATCAAGAACGATTAGATTATCAGGCAATAAGAAAAAACTTTTCCTTCATATTGTCTTTGATACTGATGTGTTAAAAAATTGCCCTGCCAAGTTAAAAAATTTTCTTGAAAATTTAGCCTATTTAGAAAGATCTGGCTTCAAGCTGGGACTTCTACAACAAGATGTTGACTTTGAAGATGAAATAATGAAGTGCAACAATTTAGGTTTAACTCGATTTAAAGATTTATTCAACGTTAGAAATAAAACAGAATTTAAAAATAATATGTTGCGTGAACACTTAATGCATAAAAAGATTTTAGATAAAATACCCAATTTTAAACTTTGGGAAAGTGAGCTAATTTCTGCACTAAGCATACACATTGAAAAACAATCATCCTATCAAAAACAGCCAACAAAGTAAGTTAATGGCCCTCCTTAGAGGGCTTTTACACAAATGCCTACATTCACATTGCTGTTGATCGTATGAGCAGTACATCCTGAAACTAAGATGCACAGCAATATTAAGACTTTCATGACATCCAACTTTTAATTTTGGCTAGATTGGCTTTACGTTCAACTAAGCCATTTGTACCGCCATTGATACGGCGCGTAATAGTTAGCAAATCATCACGATCTGCAAGTTCATTCAATCCGTTGTTAGTCCAAAATTTGCAGGCAACCAGTAAACCAATACTTGGAATCGCGACAAGTTCGGGATGTGATTCAAAATCGATACCCAATGCACGACCATATTTTTGATAATTGGCACGACCAGTTAACTGAATAGGACCACGCCCCTTAAACTTAACACCATCACCAGCTATGATATTACCCAAGTCTTTACGGCCTTCATAAGCTGTGCCACTTGCGATTTCTTCCATATATCGGAAATTACCCGACTCATGTGTAAGCTGGGCAATGAAGTGAGCAAAGCGCAATGCATTGTAGAGAATTGCATAATCTTTGAAGTGTACGTTAGCTGCTATTGCTAGCTCTTCAGCTCGACTTTGATTTGCGCCAAGTTTCTTGAATAATGCTGTAAGAGTGTCGCGCCCGATCTTTCCATCAACTGCAACTCCAAGTGTTCTTTGTAGATTGCTAAAATTCATCTTACTTTCCTTTAGGTAATAAAAAACCGCCCGAAGGCGGCATTAGCTGTTTTCAATGTCTTTTCTGGCTTTCTTAAACTCTTTAATCACTTCAACGATCGTTTTACCTTCCTGTTTGTCAATGAAATTAAAGATCCAACGGACTAAAGCCCAACCGGGTAATCCACAAACAAAGAAGAATCCACCAAGTGCGATCATCCCCCATACATCAGTAACCCATTCATGAAGTCCCCACTTCACAATAATGAATGAACCGCCAGCAAGACTTGATACAACAGTACAGATCAAGCCTACAGCCCACTCTTGAGGTGAGCGCGGCATACGTGTCATCAATACAACTGCTGCCACTAAAGCGACCGCTAAAGTCACCATAATTGCTGCACCATAAAATTTTAAAATTGCTGTTAAACCGCTTGTGGAAACTGGTTCCATAAATCTCTCCAGATATTTTTAGACAATAAAAAAGCACCCCAATTGGGTGCTCAAAGTTCTTTTAAAGTTTAAAGGGTTTGTAAGATTTTCCCTCCGTTAATCAATTGAGTTGTAAGTGGAGGAACTCCCACAATTGCAGAACCTCCCGGTCCCGGCTGACCTTCGGTTGTGCCATGGTATTGCCAGTTCCACGTTCCATCATTGGTGGATTTGGTGCCACGTTCGCCCCAATTTCCACCATCTCCAGAAAGTGGTGAGCCATAGCGTTCATTTTGGGTTCGGTAACCTTTACCAGGTGCCGAAGCTTCGGCATCAGTGATTTTCATAACCAATAAATAACTCTCCAGATAGAGGCGATAATCTTGTGAGTCATTTGAAATCGGCTGTCCAGTCATGACCCGACCAAATGGTGCTCCAGCACCACCGGGAATTCCCTGAACCCCATAAGATGATCCAGTGTAAATACCACTTGGTGTTGCTCCACCACCTGAACCGCCTCGAGCTAACGTCCCTCCATCGATAATCAGGTTTAGTTTGCTGTGCCGGTTCAATAAACCTGGTGCTCCCTGAAAACCATCACGCCGGGTTTTGGTAAAATTGAAGTCAGAATCTTTTTCCCAATCTCCGTAAGCTAGATGTGGCAACCCGCCATCTCCACCACGTCCAACAACAGCACCTTTAATAGTCAAATTTACCACGAGATCAGGTGGAAACTCACCAGTATCAATAGCAGGTAATTCTGATGCAGCTGGAACGATATACTCTCGTTTTGCAGGACTAGACTTATAGTCGAATTTATAGACAAATCTGGTTTCCGGTCGATAAGAACTTGAACTTGAAACCAGTGCACCTGCTTCAACTACAAAACTGATTTCTCCAGTCGTTGGCAAATCCCCTCTTTGCATCTGATACAAACGTGCCAGATTAATATCAAGCTGGTCATATCGAATGTAAATCGGTGAATCATCTACTGGTACATCAATAAAGTCCTTGTCATTGAGGTAATAACGTTCATCGTAATTAATTGCAGTAATGGTATTAGAGAACTGGTCAGCCGGTTCTCTTTTTGCAACCAGATAAGGCAGTGAGCCTTTGGTATCATCATTAACTACTGTATAGATGGTATTTACAAAATCATCAGGACTTAGCTTTAAGGCCCCGTTCGGCAACCGCCCTAAAACCACCTTATTTTTGGCTGAACCCGGTGTAACAGGAATTAAGTCCACGGTACCATCACCCATTTGCAAATAAATCACATAACTCTTGCCTGCAATGAAATCGACATCATGGCTTAGGGTGAGAATTAAACCTTCTTGCTGTACCACCTCGCCGCTTTGATGAATACCATTGCGATAATCTGCTACGGCAATACGGTCACGTAGCACAAGCAATTCAGACTCAGGCGCCGCATCAAAGGTAATGGATTTACGTTGAAACCGAAGCTTGTTCCAGATCCGGTACGCATTAAAATGAGCTTGCCACTTGTTTCGCACCCCAACGGATTTCACTTCTTTCGGGTTCTTTGCTCCTTTGTCTGGCAAATAGATATTGATACGACTATCGTCGGTCGGATCCGTGTATTCATAGATCAGTCCATCGTAGTCATCCATCACGCCAAAGGTAAGGTCATGCTTGTAACTATCCGGAATGATATTCCTGAAGTTAAACAGCATTACCGAGTTATCAGTTGGACGTTCAAAATAAAGCTTGAGCTTATTGTTTTGCCGATATGCGGTACAAAATACGGCATCACAAAGATTGGTAACCAGCTCTTCAAAAGACAGGTTTGTATCATCAATAGTGGTACAGAACTCAGCCGCAAGTGGCGTACCAAAATAATCAACTACATCGTTATAAGTCCGATAGATGTTTTCCAGATCTATTTCGTCGATCGTACGGCGGCCAATCTTGTCGTCCAGTGCCATAGATACCAAAGCATCAGCAAAGCTAGACGTTGGATATAGCTCTGTTGTCATTGCCCCGTTTTTATAAATCGGCAACATTCGCTGGAGATCAAAATTGATCTTACGGGACTTGACAGATAAAGCTCCAGTGGTTGCATAAGTACGCGCACGAAAAACCGTTTCATGCTCATACGTTGTGCTTTGCAAAGGATAAGCACCATAAAGCGCCTGCCACTTTACTTCATCTACTACCGTTGTAACCGCCGGTGTTGGTGTTAAACGGCGTGCACGGACACTACAACGCCCCTGAAACGTGACCATATCAAGTGTTGCACCAACGGTCTGACGTGACTTTGCCGAACCCTTCAAAATGATCTGTTTCAGCATCGGATTACCAATCGCTGCACCAGATTCATTTACCGGTGTTACCTCAACTTCAATCGTGACGTTTACAGCACCCTGATTTCCACCTGAAGAAACGGTATAAAGTCCATTTGTGGCCACAAAATTACACAGCACCCGACTACGTTCAACATTGTCCAGAATGAATGGACCAATCCACTTTTCACCTATTGAACTGATCTTTGGTGACAAAGCTGCTGTTTGCTGGGTACTTAACTCTTTAAGCTTTAACCAGTTTGCATTAACGGCCGCCGGATTTGATAACGTCATTCGATCATCAGCTACCGATAGAACGCTGTAAGTGCCGTTTAAATCATAAGTCTGGCCGTTAAACGTGAATGAGGCATTGGTGATTTCTACGCGGTCATTACTTACAAACTTAGTGGTTAAATCTGTGTTGTTCGCCGCTGCCCGAAGGATCTCGTTTGGATAGGCAAAGTGAAGATAGTTAGTACCTTCTAAAGACTGTGTATCTGCAGGACGTAAAACTTGGCCATTAACTGAAGTTTGATGCTGAACCGTTAAGGGTGGAGTTGTAATTTCGGTACCAAGCGAAAAATATGGCTCACCCGAGACAATATCAACGCCTGGTCGATAGACTTCTACTGATGCACCGGCAATATCGACAATATTGGTTTCACCGTCATATGCACCGTTAATTTTATAGTGACCACGACCAATACAACCGACTACATGCTCTACTTCGACATTGTTTTCATATACCTTGTAAGGCACAGTAATCAGATCAGGGGTATCGTGAGCGGCACCATAAATATCTGCGATACGACCATTTACGCGAGTTTTATTTTCACGGTTTGATAATTCGTTATTTGCAGACGAGGATTGATTGTTATTCTGGTTGGTTTGGGTAATTGAGGGCACAGGCATTAATAATGCAACAGCCACACCCATAACTATAGAAGCAACCGCTATCCAAGCTAGAGTTATGGGGTCTATACCCTTGGGATTCTCAATTACAATGAAAGTGCCTGGCAAGAAATCGAGCTGCTTTAATTCATATGCATTCTTCGGCGTGACTTCATTCGCAAATGAAATTTCTGCATGATCCATATTACTTGTCGTATGGAAAATACGGACATGTTCAGGCATATAATCATATTTTGAAGTAAGCCATTGTCCGATGGTTTGAGCCTGCTCAATCGTCTTTTCTTCAGACAAAGCATCTTTTTTATAAATAATCTTAATCATAGTAACTGACCCGACTAAAACCCATTGCCTTGATCACTTCTTCGGATAAAAAAGTAACTCCGCCTTCCATCAAATGTAGAACACGGCCCAAACGAAAAAGCCCCACATGTGGGGGCTTGTTTCGGTATCTCGAGTGAAAGGCGACTATGCAGCCTTCCTTGGGCATGGGCAGTGGATTTAAAAGTTTTAACCTTGATGGTAGAAATACCTTTTCTTTAATAGGCTTCATAAACAATTCAAGTGCTTCCGCCCGGTCTATTCCATATAGATCCAATGCAGCTTCATGAGCAAAATGAACACAGTTGTAGTTTTCCTCGTCATATTGTCTATCAAGCAAATGATCATGACTTTTCATATAGCCCCCTTGAGACCAGTAAAGCGGTCTAGTGCAAAGATATCTCCAGTTTTAGCGGTATTTAATCGTGGAGATTCAGCTTTGAACGTCACAGCTTTATGGTTCATTGAAACACCGGCGAGTTGTAAGCCAAGCAGATAATGCATCGGTGTATTTAAATTATCTGAACTATAAAGCCGATAATTAACTGTTGGTTTTACATCCGGAAATTGACCTTCTATTACCCGTTCAAACTCATCTGGCAAAATATCACCAAGACCTGAAATAGAGACTGTTAAAGTCTGGTCTAGATCGCCCAGCATTCCGGATCTTTGAATTGTCATAGGCAGGTATTCATAAAGCACCTGCCCTTCACCTTCATTGTGCTGAACATACACCCCACGATCATCATTACGGACTACCCGGTAAGTATTCATAAAAGAAGGGTGTGAGAGTTCAATACATTCCAGTTGATAAACATCAACTTTTCGATTGAAAAAGAATTTGGCATATTCGTTATCCATTAGACCTCCCAATCTTTAATTAATGCTATATCTGCAGCAAGGTTAGGCTGGTTTTGAACAACTTCGAGCTGAGCATTTACCCGGTAAAGGTTGCCGTTCACTTCATTGGTCTTGAACGAGTTCGGAATGAAATTACATTGATATTGCTGACGTGTTCCCTGATCAATCACCAGATCCGCATAAAATGAAGCTGGCTTATTCTGGTAGATCCGCCAGAATGCCATCATTTTATTGAAATCGGTTTTACTTAAATTCCAGTTCACATCAACAATATGGCTATTACGCTTCACATCGATGTAATAGCGACCACGCCCACCATCCATTTGCTGACGTTTCACATCATCACCCGGTGTTACGCCATAGCCGCTGGTCTGAGGATTTAGCTTTAACTTGTACATAACTTTCCTTTAGGCAATAAAAAACCCGCTTTCGCGGGTTTCATTTAATTAACTGATAAAAAAATTACTGA